GCCGACCGTCAGAACAGCGTTGACGAACAGCGGCAGGATGAGCGAACCATCTGGCGTGTAGCTCACTGCCGTTTCAACGATATACGTCTGCGAACCAGTGCCGGTCGATGACGAGGCCAACTGGATAGACGATACGGACGGATTGACGCCGTAAGCGAAGTCCCAAGCGTTTGCGATTCCACCTGCTACTGAAAGGGCCATTTCACTCTCTCCTTATGCCGGATACGTCTCTTGAACGTTCAGGCTCTCGATGTCCACTTGTTTGAACTTGCCCTGAGAGTGGCACCCAAGGCAAATACGGTCCGGCGGGAAGTTCATATAAACCTGCCCGCAGATCGTGCAGTAATAGATGCGGACCACGGAAGACTGCTTGGCGAGTGGACCGGGGACGGGGAGATTAGGCATTGCGAAGCACCTTCATAACGTTCAGCGCCTTCTCTATCTGAATCTGCGCGCTGAGTTCCCGGTAGACGGCGTGCATCAGTTTGGAAACGAAAGGATGCAATGCCGGTCGGCGATTGATTCCCATGTAGAATTCCGCCATCACATCCCCAGCGCGCGGCTGCCGGTCAACCCGCCAACCGTGTTCTCTTCCGAGCGAAGTTCTCCGCTTTCGCGCTCGCCTTCACCCTCTTCGCCTGCACCCATCGCCTCGGCCATGTGTTCCTTCATGCCCTCCGGCTCATCGTGCTCACGGTGGTCAGCCTCGCCGCCCGTCTCAACCGAGTGCGAGTGCGATTCCATGCCATCATCGTGCGCGTGGAAATGCTTCTCGCCAGGAGCGCCGTGCAACTTGCTCAGGTGCGCGTGCATGTGGCCGATGGACTCATGCTGCTCTTCCTCGCCGCCATGCACGGTATGGAACGTGCCGTCGCCGTGGTTGTGAACCTCGGTCATCTGGTCATCGGTATCCGAAGGCTTGTCATCGTCCGGGCCTTTGGTCTTGACGCCCGAAAGAATCTCATCCTTCTGCTCGTTGCGGCTCTTACCTCCGCCATGCAACCGGGCCATCTGGTCGTTGTGGCGGTACGTGCCCTTTCCATCAATCGGCATCATCTCTCCTTTTCTGGTGTTGCGTTATTTGGATTGAATCGGCGCAACGTACGGAGACGCCGGAGGAACCGGGGCCGGAACAGGAACGACGGGAACCGGCTTGACTACGACGGGAACCGCCTTGCCCACTACTGGCGCGGGCTGTTCTGGATGAACCGGATGCGGCAGGCCATCGAGCTTGAGGATGTGCTCGCGGAGCAGTTCAGACTTGCCAGGGACCACGAAGTTGTTTGTTTCAAGAATCACCATCAACTGGTCAATTGTCATTTTGTCTCCATCGCACGTGCATTGTTCGCCGTTACTGCGGCCTGATGCGTTGGCGCTCTGAGGGACGCAAGTTCAGCCATGCGTCTGCGCTCCGCTATTCCGATGCGGCGGTGAGAATTATTAGACGTGGCCGGACTCGAACCAGCGACCAGTACGGTGTTATCAGAAGTGTTCTTGCCGTGAACGATGCTCTGGATTGACGGCCCCGGACCCTCTACCATCTGAGTTACACGTCTAAACTTTATGGAATCGAGATACCGCACCAGCAGCGGCCAAACCTGCGCGAACACCATGCCACCGATGAACGCTACTGCGGCAATCGCGGCCTGCCCCATTTGAGATTCCTCCGCACCGGCTTATGCGTCTTGTCCCACTGTACATCGAACTTTCGGCCTGCCATCGCCTTCGCCGTCTGCTCTTCGCTTGCGTCCGGTTTCTGGATCGCCGCAAGTATCTCAGCCAATTGTACCGCACGTGGTTTTATCTGCGGCTTCCCATAGATTGCATACAGCCCATAACCAGCCCCTTGCAGCGGTGAGTCCTCGCCATTCGTCGTGCCTTCAATCTTCTCCGGCTCCTCTGGATTCGCCTGCACAATCGGCATCAGCCGCCGCAACTGCCTGCATTTATCCGCAATCTGCCACTGCGGCACGTCCAGGCTCCTGCCATCGCCCGTCTCGCCCAAATGCACCATCTTGCCCAACCGCTCGCGCATCAGCGTGTCCCGGCCTAGCTTATCCCTGGTGCTCTCATGCGGCGCCGGGATGCCATGCTTCCTCAGAATTGGCAGCATCCGGTTATTGACCGAGTTCACGTTCTCGCCCATTGTTGCCGTCTTCTTTGTTGCCGCCGCATCGAAACTGTGTGCAAATGACTCAAAATGCGGCATCTTGCCGTCCTCGACTGCCCACTCGCAAATCAGCTTTGCCAGTTCCTCCGGCTCCTTCTCCCGCTCAAATAGTTCATCGTAGGTGTACAGCACGCCATCGTCGTCCATGACGTGCTTGTAGTAGCTGGCCGGGTGAGCGTATCCCCAGTTGCCGCTTATCCACTGCTTGTGCCACGGCTTGATGACCAGAGTCTCCCGCGGGAAGACGTGAACAGCCTCATCCCACACGCCCCTGAAATAGCCGCCAGCCGCGCCCCACTTGCCATACTTGAGCGCATCCTGAAATGCCTGCGGATACTGAGCAAGATTAAGCAAAAACTGAGGGTCATTGGCGTAAACAGGGTTATCTAAATAGGTTGCGGGGAAGTAGCCGTAGTCGTTCGGGTTGTATGCCCGCTTCTGCGAGTCGTCCATTCCCTCGCACGGCACCTGCTTGACGAACAAGTCCTCGACCCACAACGCGCCTATCCCAATAGGGTTGCCAGCGCCATACTTGCGCGACCATCGGCTGACCGGACAGCGATTCCATGCGCTCGTTCGCATCCACTGGTTGAATGTGAAATCGCACAACTCATCGTACCCGATGTGATACCACTGGCCCTGGTAGCCCCAGGCATCAATCTCATACTGCATCGACCCAAACTTGGTCGTTGCGCCGTTCAGCCAAGTGACGATTTTCTTCGTCTCGTTGTACTGGCGGTAGAGTTCTGGTGGGATTGCCTCACGGAACCGCGTAATCACCGTGTCATCCAACTGCGGCGTTGTCCGGCGCAAGAACAGCGTGTGAACCTGCGGGCCATCGTCCACGTTGAACTCGTTGCATGCGGTGAACTGCTCCATAATCATCGCCAGCGTCTTGCCGGGACCAGCAGCGCCGCCGAGGAATCCGTAGGGCTTGGGACTGGAATGGAAGGCAGCTTGGAACGAGTAGGGCGAGTACCGCTTACGCATGTCGATGGTGAATCGGTCGGGGCCGCTCAGCACATCGCTTATCGCCATAGTTTACTGAATCTGATTGCCGTTGACGAGGACTTGATACTGCCCTCCCACGTTGCCTGCAACAGTGGTCGTATACGTCACAGTGTCGCCAACACTTAGATAAGCTGCGCTCAACTCAGCCGCCGCGCTGGTGCCAAGCGTGGTCAGCGATGCTGTGCCGCTGGTGGACGTGCCGCCCTTGAGTGCCGTGAGCGCCACCAGGACAGTACCGGCGCTGCCTGCCGTGGTCGTTACCACCGTGGCGTTGAACTCATAGACACCTGCGCTCGTGCAAGTGTAAGCGGTCGTGCTGCCCTGCGATGTGCTCAAGCCGGTCAGACTGTAGAGGATACCGGCCAACTGTGGGCCAAAGTTCTGCTGGACTGGCGCTGGCATGGTCTATGCCTTTCGGGTGATTCGCACCGTTGCGTTGGTAGCGTTCGCGTTCTGCGCCACTGTATTGATGCGGACGAACGCGCCCATGAACGGACTGAGATCTACTCGCGCATGGAACGCAGCATTGACGCTGTTGATGATGCCAGCCGTGGGAATGGTCACGTAATCGGCGGCCACGTCCACATCGGCCTCCTGAATGTCAAACTCGAACGCACCCGGCGCGGCCACGAACTGCACCTCAACCGAGATCGCCGGCACATCGTTGCCGACAATCGGGCCAACCGCAAACGCCTGAGACGCCGTACCGCTGGCCGGCTGCTCTGCGTTGTAAGCCGTTACCTGGTCGCCCGGATAGATTGCCTGTGCCTTACCTGCTACATAAGCTGGCATCGCTCACCTCTTCTATAAGGTATCACTCACGCTCTGGCCGAGGGATGCTGCTCACGATGGTCAGGCCAATCGGCCCGCCGTCCTTGCCCGCTAGCTCCACCGCCTGCCGATCGCCGTAAATCTTTGGTGCCAGCTTAGATGCCAGCCACTTTCGAGCGTCAATGCGAATCTTCGTGCGCTCGATTACCTCACGATTGAGCACTGGGCCATCATCTGTCTGCGTCACATCGTCTGCGCTATCATCCGCAATATCAATGATTTGTTCGGCGTAGCGCATGATTTGGTCAGATTTCGCGCGCGCGTATTTGACGCCAAAAGCATCATCGTTGCGCTTGTGGTCGTGAATAGCATCTGGGGATGGAAATGACGGATTCGCCTTGCAGATATGCTCTAAGCCCTTTGGAGTCAATGCAACGGCTGAGCAGATAGCATCTTCGAGTTCTGGCGTCCAGTGAATCATCTTGGCTTAATTGTAGCGCAACCGAAGAACCGCGCACCCCAGGGGGTTTGTCCGAAGTCTATCACGCTCTGTCAAGTGTCGATGAATAAGGGCGGCAAAAGTAAAATCTGGCCATTGGCAGGTTTGGGAAATCGCTTGCGGAAGTCTTTAGTTTCAGGCGTGTTGTGCGCTTTGTTGTCAAACTTGGTTCCGTTCCGCGCATGAGTTTGTTGCGCCATCCTTTCGGGGGAGGCCACGGAACGCCCCATGCTGCGAGTTGCTTGCGGGTCCATCCACCAGCCGGTGAGCGGCCTGCTTCTATTTGGTCTGCTGTCAGGCGCATTTACTCAGCCTCCAATGTTCATTTAATCAGAAACGTGAATTCCGCGCAAAGCATTGATTACATTACGCTTTCTTATTTAAGTTGGAACCGTCTACGCGGCAGAGCGCAACCGCGGCAGGCGCACGACACGCCCAGGCCCCCACTGTGCGAACACGGGCAGTGCAGGCGCGGGCTTGCTCACCA